TTCAAGCTTTGCTATGATAGCTGTCTCACCTTGTAGTTCTATCGTCCCTCTAACCATACTCTAGACCCTTTGTAGCCGCCTCATTTGAGGCATACGCTTCTCAGTGTAATAAAGAGCCCCCGACTCATCCCAATCATAATCTAGGCCTTGTGCAAGCACTTCAGAGAGTTCTTGCATATACTCTTTTGCGAAAAACTCAGCTTGCATTTTAAACCCATCATCTGTGGGGGAATCTTTCATTAGGTATTTATAGATAATCTCGAGAGACTTGTAGACACCTAATTTCGTTAGCTGCGTCGTAGCATTTAAGAGTAGGTCAGCATCATACTGAATCTCGCGGTAATCAACCTCATACTCTTGGCAAGCTTGACGATACCAACGTGTTTCAAGAGCTCTATTTATTACCCGGGTTGCCTCAGCGATTTGATCTGCCCAATCACTAACACCGTAGCTCAGTATTTTGGGTCTAACGTCGGTCAAATCACTATTCGTGCAATAATCAGCCATATTACCTCTTACTGAACAATAGTACGCCCCTTGGAACTCCCTTTAGCCTCCACATCTTTATCGTGCTTTAGGTAAGCTTCCATAGGACTTTCACCACTTACCCCATTTGGGACCCCCTCTAAGGGGTTTTGGGAATCATGTGTGTATCCCTTTCCAGGCCCTTTTTTTGTTTCGGGAATATTCGGCAACGTAAGGCCTGCTTTGGTGATTTGATCTGCTGAGACTTCCATGTACCCTAACTCAGCTAATTTCTTAGCTAAATTAGAATCCTTTATGCAAACTAACCCTTCACGGTTGAATTCGATTAAAGGTTGGTCGTTTTCAGGGTCCCAAATCACCGAAGCAAGACCCCCTACTTTCGTAAAAAAAGTCGCCTTTGATGCCATTTCTAAAACTCCGTTTCCCCAGCCATTACGGACACTTAGAACTACGAAGTAGTTGTCGTAGTTGTTGTTGTTGTTGTTGTTGTCGTAGTTGTTGTTGTTGTTGTTGTTGTTGTCGTAGTTGTTGTTGTTGTTGTTGTTGTTGTTGTTGTTGTTGTCGTGGTTGTTGTCGTGGTTGTTGTTGTTGTTGTTGTTGTTGTTGTTGTCGTAGTGGTAGTAGTGGTGGTAGTAGTGCTGGTAGTAGTAGTACTGCTAGTTGTACCCCATACCGCAGACTTTGAATTAAGTTGCTGTAGGTACCATCGCAGTCGTGGATGAATAGAAGGATTGTTAATTAACAACCTTCTCCGTTTCGCGTTTTCTTTACCTGCCATGTCAGATCTCCTTACTGCCTGGAACACTCCTTAAGTTGTCGTGGTCGTGGTCGTAGAGGTAGTACTACTTGTAGTACCCCAGACAGCACTTTTGCCGTTTAAGAGATCAAGGTACCATCGCAAGTCGGGATCGAGTGCAGCAAGCGCGGCTACGTCTCTGCGCTTGTTTGCCTTAACTTTCCCAGCCATGGTTTATCTCCTATCAATTTTTTTCAATTAAAAAACATATCCCACAAACACAGAAAATCAGGCTACAGACAAGCTAGTAATGGTCCCATGCATCTCTTCAGGACCATAATCTAATCCCATTTGTCCATAAATCTGACCACTTGTGGAAGCGCCTGCTCTACTGAGCTCCTCATAAAATAGGACCCCCTTATCAGGCACTGGCAGGAATACCGGAGAACAAGGATCTAAATCTGCAATCAGCAATGTGGTTGTCGGCACGCGTGGTGCATACACCACCCCTAGCACACAAAAATCAGTCTCGATCTGCTTAATGTTATAGCCGCCAACATTGCGGTCCATTGGGGCGTACCCGTAAATGTCACTGAGTTTTTGTTTTTGGCGAGCATTCACAAAACAAACTGGGTTTATAAACTCTGCACCATTGCCAGCCATGGTACGCAAAAGATTGTCCATTAGGGCTTTTGTCAGTGCTGCATTTGCAGCATTTACCGTATTCGTTGAACATGCGGTAATAATGCCACGCGTTTTAGCCGCGACATTTGCCGCAGTCGCTTGTTGATAGGCACCATTTAAAAAGGTGTACTCCGCGTCAATTGCAATCTGTCGCAAGTGGGCCTGAATCTGAAAATCAAGCTCACTTTGCACAGGTTGTTGGTCTAGCATAGCTAGTTTTGTGGTAGCATCGGCCGTAATCTGACCCACTACCGATTGCTTGGCATACGAAATACTAACCTGACGTTGGAAAATCTGGCAGGTGTTCACGTCTTGCGCACGGACATAGGTCCACGGATTGGGCGCAGTCAGTGAGGCAGTCTCAGTGATCGCCGGTTGGCTGGCACTCTCCAGAGCCCAAGGTTGTGCCAGCGGAAACTGGAAATCAGAGACCGTTTTGACACGACCTCCTTGCAATCCGCCAATCATATTCAGAAATGGGGTTTGATTTGCTCCAATTAAATAGAGCTCACCAGTGTAATTAGGACAATTCCAAACAGTTGCTGCAGCATTTTGATTAGCCATTATTCATCCTTTTTCATAGTCTCTACAGCAACAGTTAGGACAGGGTTATCCCATAAAGGAACTTATTTTAATGCCCTTCTTGCTGTTGCTGTTGCAGACTGTTTAACTTGTTTTGGATCGTGATCATAAGACGTGCGTCTTTTGCTTCTTGCGCCGCCTTATATTGTTTTTGTAGCCGCGAAACTTCATCACCACCCCCCGTTGAGAATCCTGCACCACCTCCAGCACCACTACCCGACCTTCCCGCTGCCATAATACGATCTTTATTAGGATAGCGATCAATTAAGACTTCAATTGATTCCTCAATGGAAGCGATCTCACCTACTCGGTCAGGTTGGGTACTTAAGATTTCTGTTCCATTGCAATATCCCACAATCTGGAGCTCGCCTGTATTCTCGTTCTCTTTGACCTTGAAATTATTTCCAAATGCGGCTAAAGCAATATCTGGAGTTAGCAAGGTCAAAGGGTCTTTCCCTGAGAAGAATTTACTGTTCGCAAAGGCATTCCCGACCATGAGCTTGAAAATCTGCTCATCCTTTTTAGAGATATGTTCCTGATAGTCACTTTCTTTCTCAGCAAAACTTTTCTTTATCGTTGCCAGGTTTTTATCATGAGCTTCTCGAAGATCATTTTTTATGATCTCCACTTTCTTTGCGTCCAGTAACTTCTTGTCCTCTAAATTCTTCACCGTACCTAACGCAGCGTCCGCCGTAGCCTTCCACTCTTTAAGAGATTCTGCATCCATATCTGGAAACAAATCTGCATAAAAAGATACCCGTGTCTCGGCTAGCTCTTTCGCCTCACGATGGCGTTTAGATTCCCCCTTTAGCTCCAGTGTTTTGGAATAGAGTGAGGGTACATCGGCCACAAACTCTTTTCCATCCTCCATGATGTAAATAGGCTTTTCATCGTTTAAAGCTACTTGCCCATTATCATCTAATTTCAGTTTCATTTTCATGACTTACGTCTCCTATTACCGTCACCGGAATGGATACCGCGAAAGGTTACCCTTTCGTATCTGCAACTATTCAGCATAGTCATATGGTTTCGATAGTATCCATACCTTGAGGTTTATTCAATACTTTTGATTTTATTTTTTCGGCCGTGTCCCACTTTTTTGTTTATCAGGTAGGGTTGTTCCACGGGCAATTTCGATCCCCTCCTCATCAAAGTAGTCCTGCCGCTCAATCTCCCCGTCTTCAATCCACTCAGGATTTACAGGCATCCAATGGTGCCTACAGTTCCACCCACCGCGATAAACCATCGCCGGACCCCGTTTGCCCTTCCACGACATGTCATTCCAGCTATTGATCTTATGTCGTGAAAATACCTTCCCCGCCCGGTCAATACAAAATGGCCTAGAGGTCTTCATGATATTGCCATAATAAAGGTAGGACCTCAGATCTGCTGAGTTTCCCTTATCCGTTGATACGGCCTGGTGAAAGTTCATGATCGAGTCATTCGACCAAAGATCTGCGTATCGGGCCATGTTATTTCCACGTTTATCAAGGCCTGTGCCTAAGACAGACCTCATTTCATCCACTAATTCGGAATAAGGCGCATGGCCTACAACATGGTCATACATGGCCCCCGCTATGCGTTCTCGAGCGGCATTCCCAAATTCTATGAACTCCGCCACTTTTTGGTTTTTTAGGGTCCGCATCATCTGCTTATCAATACCCGTAAACTCAATAGCATTATCTACATCTAGCCAATTGTTCTGGATAGCTCGAGCAACTTTATCAAATCCATTCAGGGATTTTACTCCCTCCTTATAAGAGTCTTCAAAGTGCTTGATAAGTTGTTTATGGATTTCTTGAGCCTGTTTAAGATTTACTTTAGGCCCGATCAAGGTGCCCGCTGGTGTTGTTTTGAGTTCTTTAAAGGCAACCAAAATACGCGCCTCAAGGCTTTCTATCGTTTTGGCCAGAATACCTTGTGTATCCTCAATCGCCCGGTCTAATTCCCGTGTGAGACTTTCAGCACGTTCCTCTATTTCTTTAATCGTAGGGGGCATAGCTACCCTTTTAGAAAGAAACGCGTGAGAGTTCTTAATTGCTTTCTTTGTTTCTCATAAAGGAGCGTATAAGGTTCAATAGCTCGCATAGTATCGCTAACCCAATCATCAAAAATAGCGCGATCCCAATCATGAATAGCTAGCACATCCCCTTTCTTCAGCATTGGTGCAAATGTTATAAACTCCCAGGGCTTATCAATGCAATCTGTAAATATAACCGATTGCCCTTTTTGTCTAAGGATACCTTTTATCTCTTCAGCTTTTTTATACCCATTACCAATTCGCATCTTGTTTTTCAGCTTAATCAGCCTCTTGACCGGGCTATTGTCATAAAGATTCACATCACGTTTATCATACCCGTAATAATCTGCCCCCATTTGATGGCACCATAGTACGAAGTAAACGCTTGTGTTGCCTTGATCACACCCAAATTCAACAAACCGTTTAATGGTTGCCTGGTACCGCATAAAGAATTTTTCCCAAATATGGAATGCGGTAAACGGTTGATCGCTCACACCACCTAAAAAGGTACAATTGGGAAAATCAAACCGCTCATTTGCAGGTGCCGGACTCCCGCATTGAATTGTATGCTTGGTCATAGGGGTAATACGTGGCATCTGCTATTTTTGATCCTTTGGTTGGGAGTTACCTTTTTTATTCATCTCTGGATTGTCGCCATCCTCGTTTTGATTATTCTCAGGTAACACTTGCGATACATCAATTGGGGGAGGTTTTGGATTTTCCGCGTCTTTGTCAATCTCACCATCAATATCCGAAAGCAAGTTATTATCCGCATTAGGCAGCATAGCCCGCGCTACCTGCTTTTGAATAGCACTAACGAAGGTTTTAGAGTTAACGATCGTTTTGGCTGTTAGGGCGTTAGCCAGGTCTTCTGATAAGTCCACCACATCATACGTTTCAGGCCACTCTACCGTAATTTCTGAAATAGCGTCTTGCCTGTTCTGCCATAAACACCAATACTTTTTAATGTTCAGTTCCGTTTCCTCTACATTGTTACCCTTACTAACTAGTTTTCCATTGAGCAATTGGAACTCACTTTTTAGCGCCACACCCGATCGCGCTTGACTTTGGATTTCAGTTGCTGCCATCCCCCCAATATTCGTTGTGCGGTAAATCTCCGAGGCCTTACGCTCAATCCAGCGCAAAATAGCATCAATGGGTTCAGCAACTTTAGATTCCAACCAGTCAGGTTTTGAGTCAGGCTTATCAGGGTCAAACTCTAGTACCGCAGTAGGACCCGCGTCATCTTGGCCACCAACACCTGAGGCACCCGCCCCCATTTCCTCCATAGGCTTTCGCATCA